AGCTTCTTCCACGCGCTTCTGGTGCGCCAGCGAGGCCGCGTTAGAAACCGCTACCGTCTTCTTGACACTCTTTTCTATCTCTTCGTTGTAGCCCTTAACGTGCGCGGTCGCTCCAGTAACTATCTTGCTGTATTCAGCGAGCAGTTTGTCGGAGAACTTGCCCTCGGTAACAATCTTCCCCAGGTATACAGAAGCCGCTGCAGCGTCTTTAACGAGCTTGTCCGCCAGCTTGTCTGCGTCGGAAGCGTCGATATTCAGTTTGAACTTGAGCTCATCGATATGCTTGCCACTCTTAGAGCCCATCCAGTCCGGCAGCTTGTCCGTAATGGCGTTGATGGTCCGGATGGCCAAATTCGCTCCAGCGACAATTCCATTAATCGCGCCTTCTATTCCCCAAGTAATCCCCTTGACTACTGCTCCAACAACTTTCAGCAGCCCCGCCAGCGCCAGCTCAATAGCAATCTCCACGCCGAGAAACCCGACTTTGAAATACATCCAAGCGTCGCCGACTGCCCCGATAGCCGTAATAAACGTATCGCGGAAAAGCTCAGCAGCATGCTCCGCCGTCTCGGCAAAGTGAGTCGTGTCGTCCGTCGCTTTCAGCATCCACTTGGCGCCCATTTGCAAGATGGGCATAATCGCCAGCCCAATGCCGAGCAGGAAGTCTTTTACCCGATTCCAAATCGTCGTCATCTGCTTGCCGAAAGTCTCGTAGGAAAGCTCCGCCGACTTAGCCAGAGCTTCGTGATGCTCCCATTCATGAGCCGACATTCCCATCGCTTTGGCAAAGAGCGCGGTATTGCCGGCGGCTTTGAGCAGGACTACATCAATCTGCGCGCCGCTTAACCCCAAATTTTCCAAGATACCAAGAACGTCCCCGCCACGCTTCTGCACTTGGTTCAGCCCATCCATAAAAGAAAGGATGGCTCCGGCCGCGTCTTCTTTGAAAGCTTTGGTGAAAGCGTCGCCAGTCATCCCCGCCGTCGCGGCAAACCGCTGGAGATTCGCGTCCTGAGCCGCGACAGACTTCGTCATATCTCCGAGCATCTTGTTGAAAGCCATCCCTCCACGTCCGGCGTCGACTCCAGCCGAAGTCAGACCAGCCGACAAGCCCATAATCTGAGGCGCAGTCAGCCCCGCAGCTTTGCCCATAGCTCCGATTTTAGCGGTCATGTCCAGCACTTCTCCAGCCGAAGTAGAGAGACGAGCGCCAAGCTTGACTGCGCTGGAAGCAACTCGTTCCAGTTCATTCTGCGGAATTTCCAGTAGCTGCCCAAACCGGATAATCTGCTTGGAAGATTCCTCTACCGATTCGTGAGTTACCGTTCCGAAGTCTACCATCGTCTTGGTAAACTCGACTATATTCTCCTTAGAGACTCCGAGCCTCAGCGCTGCGCTGGCTACCTTGTTGATTTCATTTACGTTGACCGGAATTGCCCGGGAAAGCTCCCGAAATGCTTCCTCCAGCCGATGAGTATCGTAGTAGTTTCCTTGCATCCGTTTGGAGATAGCGAGGAAAGACTCTTCAAACTCGTCGGCCAGGTGGACTGCCGCCAGACCTACGGCAGTAAAAGCCGCCGCGGTAGTCGCCGCCAAGCCAGCAACTGCTTTAACCATCTTGTCGGAGCCCTTGCTGACCGCGACTACCGCGTGCTCCATCCCTTTGACGAGCTCAGTAGAGTCAGCAGTAAGTTTGAGGAGCAGAGTCCCCAAACTCCCCGCGCCGAGAGCTTCTAAGATATGAGCGGCTTCAGACATAATTTAGTTTTAGTTTTTCTTGCTAACGTCCAGCTGGAGGAACGCGGCCCAAGCCGCTTTAGATTTCTGCATCTTTTCTTTAGCTTCTTCGACTACTTCCGTTGTACCAAGCAAGAAGTCCATCAGCTTGACTTTGTTCGGGTCAGCGACGAAAGAGCGCCGGACTTCGGAAGCGATTTGCGCCAGATACCAATCCTGCTTGGTCGTGACCCGCTGCTCCTGCTTCAAGTATTCCAGCCACTCGAGGAATTCGCTGAACGGCATTCGCTCGCGGAGCTCGTTGACTGGAATTCCTAAGTGAGAAGCAACGTCGAACCAGCCATACCGCTCGCTTAATCTTTTTTTGTGCCGTCGGCCGCTTCCTCTTTAGTGCCAGAGAGCAGGTTGATACGCTGCGCTTCGTCGAACAAGCTCGATACAGTTCCCGAAGGCCAGCTTTGAATCTCTTCCTTCTTTACGAGTATGCCCTCAACAGTATAAAGGCAGGAAGCGAGTAGCGCTGTTTGGAGCCCGTCGAACTTCTTTACCCCAGCCACCTTCCCCTTCTCGTCGAGCTTCATTCGCTCCCCCAGCTGGTCCAGATACTTGTCGCGCTGGCTGGCCGACATCTCCCGCAGCTCGTAGTGGACTTCTTTGCCGTCTAGCCCGGTGAGTATTACCGGCTCGGTCCGGGCCAGCAGAGTAAAGTTCAAACTCATAAGACTCTTAAGATTCGCCTTCGGCCGCGTAAGCCGGAGCCACTTCCGCCCCTGACTCGTTAGTCAAACTCGGATGGAATACCAACGAAGCTGTAGGCTGGTCCCCTTCCTTGTGCTGGCTCGGAGTAAACGAATCAATCCAGCCCCAAAACTCGATAGTGGAATCGTCGGGGAAAGTAACAGTGATTGGTTGGTTGACTTGAACCTGAGCCACGATTTGTTCGAACGCTTCCGTAGCGTAAGCGCACGTGGCTGAGACTTGTCCGAACGTCTTCAGCTGCTTCGGAGCGGCTGTGCGCCAGCCTAAGCTCCGCATATTGGTAATATCAATCGGCCCGCCTCCAGAGACCGGAGGCGGAGTGACTTCCTTCTCGTAAAGCTTAACGGTCGGAATATTAGCGAGCGTGATGATGGTCCGGAAACCATCTTTGAGCATGATTGCATTGGATGACATAAGTTTTATTCTAAGGTAACTACTGCGTTGATTGTGAAGTGCTGGCGGCGACGTCCGCCCTCTTCCTCAATCCCTACCGGAATAATATCACCGGTCCGAGACACGTTGAGGAGAGAATATACTTCCGTACTTGAAATAGCAACGATAACTCTGCCTAGGGAATCCAGTTCGGTAGCGATAGCATTAGCCTTCTCCCAGACGTCTGGATACGAGAGGCCACGCACTCTGATTTGAATCCCCGGATGCGTTACTTGCAAGCCGGTCGCCATTACTCGTCCGTCCATCTTTCCTGCGGTATCATAGACGCAAATGGCATTGTCTGGCGACTCTGGAAGGAAAGAAACAAAAGCCGTCCAGCTCCCACTGGTTGCTGCCTGCCCCAGGTCGAGCAGGAGCTGGCGGATAATATCAGCAGGAGAGCTCATAGTTTAATGGGCAGAATGGCCACCAGAGTGGGAACCAGCCATTTCGTCGGCGACAATCTTCCTTATCTCTGGCTGAAGCCGGCGAGCTGGCTCTTCGAGGAACTTGGCTTGACCCTGGCCTTGAGGGTCCCAGTAGCTCCCGTGCGCGCCCTTACCCGTGCGCGGGAGTCCTTTTAGTTTCATCCCTACAGCTTCGTGTACGTAGAGAGCATACCCGGCGGTATAGCCGACTTCCACTACCGTCTTCATACCTTCTCCGCGATGCCTGGTAAAAGCCGAAGCTTTCAAGTTCCCCAAGTCGACCGGAACAAGCTTCTGAGACTCGCGCTGGAGCATAAGCCCCGCTTTCTTCAGCCCTCGCTCACAGCCCTTGCCAAGATTCTCCTGCTTCTCTTTGAATTTTTTCAGAACTTCGGCCAGACCCGATAGTTCGTTCATGTTTGCCATAATTAAAAGTCCACGCACTCTGTGGAAGGGAGTGCGTGGACGCACAGAGCCCTGTGTAATTACCTTCGTCGGGCGCCTTCTGCGGGCGGGTCTTCAGTTACGTCCGGAATCGTATCATCGAACGCCTGGAGCTCGGCTTTGAAGTCGGTGATGCTCGTCTCCACTGCTGCCGGGAGCTCGACATTTTCCAAACTGGCTTTGAGCTTGTCAAACTCGATAACCAAGTTGTCATACTTCTTTTGCTGCTCGCCCCAAATCTTTTTGACTTCGGCGCGGATGCCCGACACTTCGTTGCCTAGTTCGCTTAGTTTTATTGCCATACGTTCTATCCATTCATGTAGGTCTTGTTTCGTTGCGAGTGCGGAGTGCGACCTGTTACGCTCCCACTCTTGCTTGCTTGCTTCCGTGAAGTCCCTCACCGCGTCGGTGAGACACGAAATTGAATGAGCGATGCTGGAATGTTGTTCTCCCATACCTTGTTTCATTTTAGAGGTAAGCCGTATATAAATTCTCCGTATTCCGGAGATTAGGAAGGACGTCAAATCTTTCCACCAAGTAAGAGCCTGCATGGTTAATAGGGTCGTCCGGCGTATCGCTATCCATCGGGCCCTGGGCCAGCCGGTCTCCCATAGCCATCTTGCGGTCTACGTAGACGATGGCGCGAGAGAGCTGCTTCTCCCCTTGAGCGCTGAGATACTCCTGGCCGACTTCTTCCCAGCGGCAAGCTACTTCCACCGGAGCGTCGAAAGAGTCCGTTCCGTATTGGTCGGTCGCTCCTTTCTTCCACCAGATGGCCGTCTGCCGGCGCATGCTTTTAATCAAGCTCATACAGCCACCTCCGCCGGAGCTAAAATCACATCCAGTTGCTCGAACGTCATCGCCGGAAATACCATCAGCTTGGAACCGCCGTCGGTCACGTTGAGCACTTGCACGTCCGGGCGGAGCGAAGCGAGGCTGGCCGCCAGGCACTTGAACCCTTTTTGGAACCGGACGAAAGATACGTTATCCGTAGGCTTGCTCCGGTGCTTGTGCCAGTGACTCTTGCCGCCCGTGCAAGCCATATCAAACCCCAGCAGGAAGATGCGAGCAGCGCCGAGCCGGACAGCCAGATTAATCGCCGCCGCTCCAGTGGAATAGTTCCAAGCCAAAGACGTCCCCGATTCCTGGAGACCATCTCTGACTCGATTCATCCGGTAAAGCCACGGAGAACCTAAATTGATAAGCGAAGGAGCGCACGAGAGCACTCGCCCGCGAAACTTCTCCAGCTCCCACTTGGTCCGGTGGAACCAGCTGGCGTCCCCGAACAAGCAGACGCGGACTACTTCCGCGCCGAGCCGAAAAGCATCATTGCAACCGATAGTATTTCTTCCCTTGAGCTTGTCCCAAGCAAAGTTCTCCAACGAAGAGCCGCCGCCGATAATAAAAGCGTCCGACTCTTTCCATTCTTCAATTGGAGACCATAGTGGCATCATTCGTCAACCGTGCCGACCCAAGTAACCGACGCAACCCGGCTCCCGCCGCCAGCCAGTGACCGGTTGAGCGCCGTCAGCCCGCCTTGCGTATCAAGCACCATCGCCTGCTGGCC